ACGTTTATGTGCTTGAGTCTGTGTGATTGAGCGTTCCGTTACGGTGTGTTTTTCTGCCGTTGACGCATTTGTGGTTGTTGTACCACTGTTGTACGTGTTTCCATTCGCCCCATCGGAATGATTTGCGTTTGCAGAGGGTGCATTGTCCTCTGTGGTTTTTCCCGATTGTGATGTTTTCTAGCATGTGTTGTTACGTGGTTGGTTGGTAGGGGCAGAGGTTGGTTGTTGCTGCTTTGACGACTGCTTCGTTGAGTTTGGCGTCTTGTTCGTCTATTGCGCCTTCGTTGATGCGTTCTTGTACGTCGTTTGGTTGCATCCCTAGTTGGATGGCGTGGCACCAGATTGCTGCTAGTTCTAGGAGCGTGTCTGGGTCTTGTGGGGTGTTGTTTTCGTAGTAATAGTAGAAGTCATCTAGGTATGCCATTTGTGCAGGGTCGTATTCTGCTGGCAGGGTGCTGGGTGGTGGCGTGTCTAGGGGTTGGAGTGTGGTGGGGTCGCTTGTTGCGACTGTGCATCCTGTGAGGAGTGCTGCGATTGTCAGGGTACGTAGCATTCTTCCACCATATCTGTCCATTGGGTGGGGTCTGCGTCATAGTAGGAGCAGACTTCGTTGGGGTTGTAGGGGCGCGGTTCGGGTGGGTTGGTGACGCTGTCGTAGAATGACCATGCGATGAGCGCGACGAATCCCCAAAAGATGATTCGTCCCCAGTTGATGTCTGTATCCATTAGTTGTCCTTAGTTTGTGATGTTGATGACGCGTGTTGATTCGCGAAATTCTTTGTTTGCTGTTTTACCTTTAATGTAGTCGCTGACGTACACATATCTGTATGCGTTGGGGTCTCCGACTGGGAGACCTGTTGAACGCAAATATGCACGTTTCCAGTGACCTCTTACCCTGAACGCATACTTGGGTGAGGAGTGTGTGCCACCGCCGTTTTCGTATTCTACTCGTCGGAGTCTGAGCACGGTGAGGTAGCCGTTTTCTAAAATTTTTCTGTTGGCTCGCTTCGCTCGCTTGATGACGTGGCGGGGGGCTTCTTCTTGTGTTTGTGCGAGGTACGAGTATGTCATTCGGAAGAGAGTGATGAGGGTGCGCTTAAATTGGTTGAGATTGGCGTCTTGTATCTCATCTTTGTTGCATTCAAGGAATGTTGCGTCAATGTAGGTTGACGCTGAACCTCTTGCCTTGTCAAGGAAGTATTTCACTTGACTTTTTGAGACCTGTCCTCCGACGAGCCTGCTAGCAAGTTCAATATTTTCTAGTTCAGTGTTGTCTGGGTTGTAGCGGTATTCTTCGTTGTCTTTGACAGATAGTGTTGCGCACCATTTACCGTACAGTCGTACTTCTATCCCGCTGGAATGTTTGGTTGGTTCGCCCTCGGTGTGTAGTGGGTAATCGTGAATGTAGTTGAACTGGATAGAGTGAGTATCCCATTCTTCAATGTATGCGCCATCATCTACTGCGAGCGTGTACTTGACGGGTTCCTCTAGGACGAGCACACCATTGGGTACGAAAACATCCTGTGGAATGAGTACGTTGTCGGGCATTGTTCGTGATGCCTCTAGTACTTCTTCCATAATGTTTTGTGACACGAAAACAGTTTGTGCAGTCGCAAGTTTTTCGCGCTCAACATCTATGAAATCATTTAACGCTTTTGCTTGCGCCTCTGGCGTACCATTTCTGTAAAACGAGTAAATGGACGCGAGGAGGTTGTGCCTCTGCTGTAAAACATCAGTAGAGATGGGAGTTTTAAGTGTTTCGCAGATTTTGCTATGGGCATCCATAGCCGCCTGCGCGTTTGCGTTCACGCCTGCTCTAGCCCCTTGATGATGATTCGCATGAGTTCTTCCTCTGTGAGTTTCATGCTGGCTTCGGTCGCTTTGTAGCGAGTTTCGCCGTCCTCTCCGATACTTACTTCCACGAGTCCATTGACGATGAGGAAGTTAAGGTCGTCTTCTAGGTCTTCTTTGTTGTACTGGTCTGACATGGCACTGAGATTACAGAACCCCAAAGGCTTTGTCAAGGGTTTTCATGAGGCTACCTAAAAATAATATACAGGACACTATCACCAGTTAAATTTATTGAAATAGGGACTTCTATAGGCTATACTGGGGCGAAATCCGAGTGTGGCGCAGTTTGGTAGCGCAGGGCGTTTGGGACGCCAAGGTCGGGAGTTCAAGTCTCTCCACTCGGACAAACAGACTGTCTGTTCGTGTAAACAACGGACACCCGACTTTATTGGGTCGGTTTTAGCCAGTCTGTTAGGAGTGGAATAAGAACGTACGTCTTATTCTGTTCTGCACCCCAAATACTGGTACCCAATCCCCCAAGCACCATGACCATAGTGGTGTGCTGACGAGCAAGGCGAGGACGGCTAAGGCGCGGACCGTAGCGCCAGTGTTTGGCTCTGCCTCTGCAGAAGGTATTCCACAAGGTCGTCCATATGGCGTAGGTCGGCTTTATTGACGAGATAGAAGTCGTCAGTCAACTGTTGTTGCCTATCAAAGAATGTGCGTTTTGACCAGCGTTCGTACGACGAGACGCCGATAGCGAGCATTGCGCCAGTCACCTTACTCACGAGGATGTAGGCGCAGGGTTTTAGAATCTTGTCTTCAAAACTGCTCACCGTGTCAACAATCGTGTCTGCGAATGGGAAATCGGCGGGGTTGTCGGTGAATTCACGACTGCTGGATTTAACTTCCAGAATGTGGGGTAATCCTTCAAGAACTATGTCTTTTTCGGTGAGTGTGAGGTGCCGCCGTTCGGCAGAGGTTTTTGCAATCTGTAGTTCTGGGGCGTGGCATTTGATGTCGCGACTTTGCAGGTATGCGGCTACGCGACGGTTGTATGAATGACCGTCCGTAAACGCCTGCACGTAGTCGTAGGTCATCACCACCAACCAGAGAAATGTTTAACGATTGCCGCAGTTGCAAGTAGTACCCATACGCAATTGAACAGAATGATTGTTGGCAGTGTTTTGCGTGTTGATGTCCAGATGAGAGCGATGCTGGAAACTATGGCGAAGATGTAGAGCCACCACCATTGTTTTCCGAAGAGGAGTCCGGGGATGATGATTGCAAGTTTTGTTCCGAATCCCCATGCTTCTACTGCGTTTACGCGAGTCCAGTATGACTTGGATGACATGGTGCGCACTGCGAAGATGATTTTTGCGCAGAATGCCATAAATTTGTTTGTTTGTTTTGTCGCTTCTGGGAATACGGATACTGCTGTTGTCGTTTCATTGGGTGTTCCGTAACGCTTTATTGACTGGCTCATGACACAACCTTTGGGAATAGTGATTTTAGATAGCCGATTTCTTTAAGGATTTCATCGCTGTGTTGACCATGTATCGGCGCTTCCCGCGAGACTATCAGGGGAGTGTGCGATAGTCGTGGAGCCTGTCGTGCTTCCCTGATTGTCAGCCCATTGGCGTATGTGCGTGTAGAAAAAACGCCACATGCTTCCACTTGAATGTTTTGTGGGAGGTCTTCCACTGATTCAAAAATTGCGGCGGGCAAACCACGATTATTGATTGCGTCCGTGATTTCCGCAACTGTCACATTTTCTGCCGCTTTGTCAGTTAGGGCGATAAGTGCTTCGGCGTTGTTGAATCGTGCGCCGATTGAAGAAAAGCGTTCGTCGCTAAGAAGAGATGTCAATCCTATGACGTCAAGCCATACGGCAAATTCTTCGTCGGATGCAGGGGTCACGGCACAGTACCCGTCTTTGAGTTTGATTGTCCTGTAGTACTTATCAATTGTTGCTGCACGTGTTGCGTCTTCGTTTTGTACTGCTGCGTTCATGCCAAGGTCTTGCCACATGAATTGTGTTGCTACATCAAGCATTGAGACGGATACTTTCTGTCCGACTCCCGTGGTGGTGCGAGCAAACAACGCTGCCATTACCGCTTGTGCAACAACATGCGCGGTTACCTTGTCACAAACTAATTGATGCACTACTTCTGGCGGGTCGCTTTGCGCTACACCCATCCCAGTAATCGCTTGGAGCATATTGTCGTAACCTTTGTGGTCACGCTTTATTCCTACATCACCGAATCCTGTTATGTGTGCATAAATCAACTTTGGCATTTCGTCTTTTACATCGTTGTAGGAGAGACCGAAGTTCTCCATTACGCCATGCCTGAAATTATGTATTACAACGTCTGCTGTTGACATTAGGCGACGAATCATTTCGGCACCTTTGGCTTGTTTCATGTCAACTGCTAGCGCGCGCTTGCCGCGATTATTTAATGCGAAGATTCCCGTCATGCCTTTTGCTGATGTCCCAACAAATCGCATAAGGTCGCAAGAGTTGTTGGGTTCCACTTTGATGACGTCTGCACCGTAGTCAGCGAGGATGCTCGCAGCGAAAGGACCAGCAATCATGGTTGAGAAATCAACAATTCGTATCCCCGTAAGCGGTGGTGCGATTACATTTGGGATGGTTGGCAAATTTGTCACGAAAAGTGGTCTCCGTTGAAGTCACGGACGATAATTGGCGTTTGTTCACCAACCCATGCGCCAATGCAGTTGAACTCAATGTATTCCTCTGCTTCGTCATACGTCATGCCATCTCGGAAGACGAGGACTTTAACCATTTTTTCTTTAGAGTAGACGGCGAGAATCGGTTCGTTAATGCGTTGACTAAACCCAATGAATGCATCTTCAAAGCCATCCATTAGTAGAACCGACTCATCCATTTCTTCAAACAGTGTGCTGATTTTGTCGCGTAGTGTCATCACGTTCCTATGGTGTGTGTTGCTCAATAAAGTCAATGAGTTTTTCTGCCGTGGTTTCACCAGCGATAGCAGCATCGTTGCGTAACCAGCGGAGGAAGTCGTACCATTTGCGCTGCTGTATCGCATCGTCAAATACGAGCGTGTACTGCACAATTGATTTCGTTCCACCTCCAGCGCCTACCGCACCAGAACCTTGAGTGATTGCTGTTCTCAGGTCGGTACCCTGAGGGGCGCTAAGAGTGATGTCGCCATTGTCTTCTCGTGTCGTGACAATATTTTGGCGTGGCGCTTCCGTTTCGCGTGGTGTTGTCGGCAAGGATGTTGTTGACGATGCTATTTCGTCAAGGTCGCGCAGAATTGGTTGCTCGTATACGCCGGGTGTTGCTAGTTCGCCACGCTCCGTGCCAAGGTCAAGCATTGCGAGTTCAAACTCATCCCAGCCGAGGTCTTCAAGGAGGTCGCCAAAGTCATCAATGATGTCCTCCATTGCAGCGTGGAGTAGTGCATCGTCGGTGTGTCCTAGTTCGTTTGTGCGATTATCCGCGATTGCAAACGCCATTGCGCGAGCGTCATCTGCATCCATTTTTACGACAGCGATGTGTGTCCATCCAAGTCGTTTTGCTGCTTCTAGTTGATGGTTACCTGCAATGACGGTTGATGTTCCGTCGTTGTTTGGACGGACAACAATCGGTCGCACTTGCCCGAACTCAGCGTAGGACGCTGCGATTGCGTCAACGTCACCAATTCGCGGGTTCCCGAGGAGGTGCACGAGTTCGTCTATTGGGCACGCTAGAGATGAAATTGATTCGTGGATATTGTGGTTCATATAAGTCCCCTTACGGATTTGTCTGTACACGCACGTTTGCATTTAGGGTGCGTAATGCATCAATTGATGTGCGTAGCGAAATCAGTTTTTCGCGTTTTGCTTTTACAAGAGCCTCGGCAATTTTAAAGTCGTAGGAGTCATCGGAAAGTTTGTAGTCCGACCATGCTTCGCGTTCGCGGATAGAACCTTTTGCAGACAGGTATTCTTTTGCCCAGTTTGCTTTATATAGCGCTTCTTTTTTTGCGCAATCCTCTGCCAGGGTTTCAAATGCCTCTGTTTCTTCTTCAAGCATGTCCATTAGGCGGACAAGTTCGTTTTCAATATCAACTTGACTAATAGGTTTATTGCGCACAATTCTCCTTGTTGCTGTGCAGGGACGTTAACGGTTCCCAATCTATCTTGTCAAGGGCAGACAATTGTGCGGCAGACCATTCGTGCGAAGGATTTCCAAGTTTAGTACGACATATTTCTTCAAGAATCCATGCGTCACACATGTCGTCTGCACCTTTGCCAGAGAACACGCGTCCTGTTTTTGCGGAGATTGATGACATGACTTCCGTCTTTGCGGCATTGCCGCGACCAGTTGCAAACTTTGCCCTGCATGTTGGGGGCACATCAATAAATGGCGTCTTGTTTTCCCAGAGACGCATACGAACAGCCCCACCGAGTTCGCCAATGCTGTGGGCTTGGCTATTCCGTGAGGCGAATGAGTAGCCCTCAATAATCACGACATCTACGCGATATGTATTGACTAAATCTATTACAGCAGCAGATATGGTAGATAGCCGTTGCGCACCCTTGAACGTTGTGGCGATAACCGATGTTGTGCCATTGACTGAAATGCCAGTTGATGTCAGGGATAGGTCAAGCCCCATGATGTTCATGCAGGGCACACTAGCATGGCTGATGTATACTTTGAGTACTTAGTAACTCGGAGGTTGAAGTGTCGGGTATTACACCACCATCAATTCTAACAATGCAATATGCTGTAGATATTGATTTTAAGAAGTACGTAAACCTTGCATTTCCATACCGTGTAAAAATTGAACACATTTGGTTTACCGCCGATGACAGTCTGAGCGGCGATAATACGGGCGATAACTACACCCTTGAGCGCATGTTGCGCTTGGGTGCAGTCAAGCACCGCAACGCAGCAAACTCTGGTCAGGCAGCAAGTGACCTAAACTTGTGCTGGGCTGCGGGATTTAACTGGTACGGGCCAGACAACGGTCTCGTCAACAACGATAAACCAAGCATTTGGTTCGGCAACCCTGACACCCGCAATCAGGTGGAAGACGAAAATACGGATACATCGGAGCAGGAAGTTCAACTTGATGACTGGTTTAATACCGAAATCGTCTTCAGAAGCACCGTTCGCCCACTCCCAACTCCCGAAAAGATGTCCTACTGGTATAACTATGCTTGGGATGAGCCGACGTTCAATAACCTGAAGTACAAAACTGACCTCTCTGTAATGAATCCAGATGAAGTGCTCTCCCTGTTCCTTTATCAAGACGGCGGAGACTGGACAGACTACGTCTCAGAAAGCGGAATTGCCACAATTTTCATTGCGTACACTGGTGTGGGTGGTTCTCCCGCTAGTGCACCAACACGCATCTGGGATTGATACTGTTGCCTCATGGCAATGAAAACAGTTTGGTTCTGGAAAGGACCTCAACTAGATAGCAGATGGGCAAAAGTCGCCAACTTCGCGACCGATGAATACCCAATCCCATCAACTATTGAGACAGATGTGTGTCCAACTATTTCAGAACCGCTCTCATTTTGTGAACTTGATTCACATGGAAATTTGTGCGTCACATTACTAGATGAACAATTTTCAGCAGCACCCGATTTATGGTTCGTCCTTGAAGAGGTAACGTTTCCCACAGAATTAGTGACGCTCCATGCGATGACTGGCGGAGCATTCCCTAAAGGTACCGTCATTGCTGTTAAAGATATCCGTAATTTTAGTATCAAACCTTCAGACCGTGTTGGCTATGTGAAATGGTTTAAGAAAGATTCACGAATTCAGCAAGTTGCGGTCGCTGAAAATTGGCGACGTATGCGCATTAGTACGGTGTTATTTGGCGTTGCAGACATCGTGATTGTTGCTGGAGACTATGGAAAGTACCTAAATGGTGGCGACATCACAACTAGTGATGGAGAAAACTTACGTCAGGCATGGAGCCATTCTTCGCGCGTTTCACCAAGAATTGGCTCAGTAGAGAATGCCGCTAATCCCAAGAATGCCTAGCAAGACCAAGGTCAAAAGCCAATTGAGGATTATTTCCTATTCGCGTGTGGCACGGTCGGCAAACACACATAAGGTTAGATTCATCTAGAATTGACCCACCCTGCGAGCGGCGAACCAGTTCGTGGACATCAACTGAGCGATTTCTGGTATAAACGAGTTTGCCGTCATGCTCTGCGAATACAGGACATGCTTCACAAAGTGGGCGTTCCTCAAGCAGCCGAGCAACCAGCGGACGCCGAAGCCTATATTCAGCCTCCTTTTTAGGGGAGCGGTAGCGCATCAGTTAGTCTTGCTGCGACGGTACGATTTTGGTTTTTCGGTAAAGTCTTTCTTGCCGCATTGTAGACAAGTTTTGCCCCATGGATAAAAGCGGGTCATGTTTGTCGGATGTTGACAGTCTAGGAGTTTTGCGGCTCCAGCGTTGCAGCATTCACGGACAAACTCCGACATGGAGATTCCTTGCTTTTCTGCAGCATCCTTCCAGCGCTGATGGTCAGTTTCGCTAGCGCGTACGAGTACCTGTTTTGCTGCTGGCTCACCGGGCTTTGAGCCTGTGTTGGTTGAGCGCGTCATGTCCAATGTCTCTGCGACTTTATCCATTGCCGCTTCAACGTTGTCTGGCGTTTCGTTACTCATTTTCAATTACCTCTGCATCAATTGGTTGATTTAATTCGGCACTTTGCAGCATTCGCTGATTTGATGTATTAGAGCCTAGTATTTCTTGAATCGTATCTTCTGGCAGTACGCCAGATTCTCCCATAATTTGAAGAAGTTTTCTAACTTCTTCCTCAGGGTTGAAGGCATTGAGTGCTGCTGGACGTTCTGCGCCAGCAAGGGTTGCGCGAATAGGGCTGTTCCCCACAGAGGAAATATCCATCTGAATATTGACGTTGTTCTGCTCCATTCCGAGAAGTTTGGAACGTCTATCCATAATAGATAGGGCTGTCTGGACAGCCTTCATATCGGGTTCTACTGCAACCTCTGTTCCGTCGTCCATCTTGACCCTGCGATGCTGCGTCAGTGGCCAGATAGCCGCCTGAAGTGCATCTAGGCGCTCCAGTTCCATCCGAAGAACCTCTGGGTACGCCATGAGCGCCTCGGAGTTCATTTTCTGCAGTTGGCGACGGATTGCATTGCCGACTGCACTGGTGGTCATATTGAACCTTCGCGCGATTTCTGCCTGAGTTACACCGCTCTGACGCATTTTAAAAATACGCAAGTCGCGCTCTGCAAGAAATTCTTTATTTAGACCTTGCTGGGAGTTTGTCATCAGTCAACCTTCATAAATTCCAACACTTCAAATGGGAAGATTTTGCCTCTCTTCATCTTAGTTGGAAATTGACGCAAATCTCGCGCCCCTCGGAAATGCTTGACATCATAAACGTAGCCCTCGGTTGAGGTTGGGTCTGGGGTGAGAGATAAACCAAACTCTGGCCAGCGTGACCATACTGCTGAACCAAATGGTCGCAGGTCGCGTCCACCGATTGATGAGCCGAGAGGGGCGTGATGCTCTAGCCACATAGCGCAACCGTAGACATCGCGAAGTGTGTCAAGATATTTCGCTACTTCAATTGCGATACTTTCACTCGTTCGTCCGCCGGGGTCAATAAAAGATTTATAGAGCGGACCCATAATTAACAACTGAGGCTTTGCGTCCTCAATCGCTTCTTCAAGGATTGCTCTATCTGATGCTTTCAGTAAGTCAAGACCTGCGGGCTTAATGAGCAGGTGAGCCTCCGCTTTGCGGACATGTCCGTAATGCAGTGCTGCTCCCATAATTTGCTTTGACGTACGGCGAATGATGCGTTCTGGGTTTTCTAGGTCAACAGTTAACGTTCGGATAGGCGCAATCTTGGACATGGTGAACGGGTGGAGTCCTGCTGCCGAGCAGAGTGCAATCTGTCGCGCGAGCATTGTCTTGCCAACACCTTCTGCTGCAACGACGATTACGCGCTCGCCTTTTTCAATAAGTTGCGGAATGACCCAATCATACGAATCGGACTCTGCTTCATTGAGGAAGTCTTGCCATACGACTAGACGCCCCTTGTCCCCAACTTCCTGCCTATTCGTGGAGTTGAGTAGGAGCGATGCCCTATTCAGTTTTTGTTCTAGTGAAATATCATCCCGCGTAAGGATTGCTTGCATGCCACGGAGAATCTCATCAGAAGCATCATCCGCGATAGTCAACTCTTCAGTATTTGGGGACGCCTGTTCTTCCTGCTCTTGTTCGTTAAATTCCAAAAGGTCATCTAGCCCGAGACCGTGCTCAAGCATTTCAGATACGTCTTTGTGACCTTGTGGTGGGATGAACTTTGCAACAGTACATCCCGCTGACTCAAGGGTGGAACTAACTAGTTCTACGTGTTCTCGCCCAACATCATCCCTGTCAGAAATGATGAAAACATTTGCCCCAGCAAGCGCTTCCGTGTGAATGTCCTGCCATTTGCCAGCGCCATTCGGAGGAGTGGTGGCGCATAGTCCGAGTGCAACGAGATTGTCTGCGTCTTTCTCGCCTTCCACAAGCCATATGATTTCTCCTTTTTGTTTAGCAAGTAGCACTTCAGGCAGTCGGTATAATACCTTCGGCGTATCCCCAAGGTTGAATATCCATTCGCCAGTTTCCTTATTAGGACGCCTTTGGCGGAATGTCTTTTGTCCGCGCTCATTTACAAGACGCTGTTTCTGGAATAGCAAGGCTCCGTCTGCGTCACGGTAGTTGTAGGTTGCGACAAGAGTCAGTTTCTCTTTCTTCGGCTTGTCAACATAATCGTTGCGTGGTGGGAAGAGGGAAGCCTTTTGAATTCCCATCGCTTCGCAAATCTCATCTACGTTGCATCCGCTGCCACGGTGGCATGTGACTAGAACACGCCCGTCGTTCCCTTGCCCGATTGATAGTGATGGGTTTGAGTCGTCGTTTCTGCATGGGCACCGCGCAGACCAGTTTGAACCGTTATCGCGGACACCCTGAAGGCGGCTAAGAAAGTTTTCAACTTCTGAAGATGCTGCGCGATTGGTCATGGGCATACGCGCCCGTTGGTTACCCATGCCTTGTAGGTGTATGGCATTACTTCGGCGAACATTGTCTCTGCCGCAACTGCATAATCCCGAATTTCCTGCTGTGCTGCTGGTGCGGTGCGTAGTTCAAGGAAGTTCATCAATGAGCGTGCATTTACTGTCCAGTAGAACTCTGTGAAGATATTGACTGGCAGGATAAGACGAGCCTGTTCTTTTGCAACACCCAGTTGAAGGAGATACAAGTATGTCCCATAGGCACGCTCGTTAGCGTCCGAAATGGCTCGTCGTGCCTCAAGGGCATCTGCTTCTGATGTCTCAAAAATCGGTGAATATTCATAGTTCCCCTGTTTCCCCCTCTGTTGACGAATGTCTTCAACACGTGGTGTGTAGAAAGTGCTTGGCATCTCTGAGTATCGCGCAGAGAATTCATTAAAAGAGCCAATGCGGTGTCTGAACCATTCGCGCGCCACAAAGATTGGACACTTAACGTGGAACCGAAACGCATTATGTTCAAACGGCGTGCCGTGACGCCAGCGCATGAGATAGTTGATAAGTCCGATGTCTTTATCTCTCAGTGCGTCTGTGTCCTGACCGAATGACACGCGAGCAGAGTTGACAACACTTAGGTCGTCAGCCATGTAGGCGTCAAGACGGATAAAACCGTCATTAATGTCTTGGTAGAAGTCGGGCTGTTCAGACAATGGATTCATCTTTCAATAGGCGACGCGATACGCGTCGTACTGTCGTGCTTTGTGAGGTTAGCGCACGCGGAGAGAGTTGTACCCCGAGGCGACGACGAAGAAGTTCTCGTTCTACTTCTTTCATTCCACCCCATATCCCATGCGTTTCATTTTCTAGCGCGTAAAGAAGGCATTTCTTAGAGATGCCACATGTAGAGCAAATTGCAATTGCTTTCGCCATGTTGTCTTTACTTGAGCGAGTGTTGTCCTCAGGGAACCACCAGTTTGTTGGGTAACCCTTGCATGCGCCTTCATTAGCAATTTCCAAATGCCGCCCCCTCTTTGCGTAAATGTTTAGACGGAGAATAGCACCCGCTAATCAGTAACGCAAATGGGGTTACTGCTTTTTTGCTACAACGTTTTTTGCAGTAAAGATGTCAAGAAAAATATGAACGTACTGTGCTTCAAGTTTCCCTTCCTCGTCTACCTCCATCACGACATCAATCGCTTCAGGCGAGCACGACAAGAATGATGCAAGTGCTCCACGAAGTTTTTGAATTTCTAGTTCCGCCTCAGCAATATCGTCAGCAACAACATCGGGGGAATCTGGGAGCGGCTCAAGTTCATGTTTACGTGGCTGTGTCAGTGCTCGCAGTTCAACTGCCTTTGCTTCGGCTACAACACAAAGAGCGCAGGCAATTTTGGGCGCAGAACTAGGGCGTTTGCGTACTTCTGTATGACCACATGTTAAACGATGTCGGTATTCAACTTTGCCCCATGAGCCAGTTCGCTCAATGGACAGCACCTCACGTTGGGGTGCGCTCTTCCTGTTGACTTCCACGCCGTAACGTTAGTTCTTCTTTTCGTTGCGTCGCAGTAAGTCGTTGCGACACTCGTAAAGACCCTTTTTGATTTTGTTGAAGTTGGGGTGCGAGTCAATAAACTTCAATGTTGTCTGGTATGAGAAACCAGATTGCTCCACGAGTTGGTCTGTGGTGAATTGCTCGCCGTCATGGGCACGCGCCCAGTTGACGAATGCTGCATACCGCTGAGAACGGGTATGGGTAACTGGTTCATCACTGTCTGTTTCGCGGGGGCGAATCCAACCAACGAGGTGGCATCGTTCTGGTCTAAAGGAGCGCCACATTCCATATCCAGTTTGTCCACCAACACAGGTGATTGAACCGTCGGTAGAGTCAACGTACTTAAACTTAAATGTTCCTACTTCGCCCTCAACAACCATCATTGTGCCGTCGTTGACTTCAACTCCATCAATAATGGCGGTTGCTATTTGACGTTCATGAATTGAGGGAGTGCGTGTCGGGGTAGTAACTTTGCGTTTCAATTGAAACCTTTCATTTAGTATTTCTATGTCGCCATAAATTTATCATAGCGAAATAGAAAATGCAAATCGCATTTTCTACCGATTACTGGTTTAGTCCCAGTTTATGGTAAATCTGCTCAACGATTTGCCGTGCCTGCGAGCCGCGACCGAACATTGTAACAGGTTCATCAATTTCTAACTGCTGATGGAGCCAATGAAGGAAGTCAAGGTTGTAGACACTTTGCTTGAGTTCTTCTCGGACGATGCCGTCAGTGCCGAAAATTGTTGCCTTTTCATTAGATAGGTCTGACCTGAAGTTGCGAATAAGACCCGCTGCACGAAGGTCATCTTCTGAGAAAAATGGCGCATAGAATGCGGGAGAGAAAATTGTGTGCCCATCTGCACAAATTTTTCCTGCCACAAGGGCTTCGTTTACTTTTGTAATGAGTTTAGTATTCATGTGTTCCTTTGTTGTTTAGAATTCGGTTCCTGAGTATTCGGGGTATTCAAGTCTGAAGAAAGACTCATCTTTATATTGGTCAGAGAGCCACCAATCGTCGTAGGTGCGCTCACGGTTTGGTGTACGCAGTTGTGTCACGTGGAAATCACCACGGAAACCTTGCACAAACTGTTTGTCCATCCATGCAACTGCCTCCTCGCCATTAGCGAAAGGACCGTAGCAGTACTCATCTATATAGTTGCTGCCACGATGGGCTACGGACACAAAACACGGACCGAACTTTTTAATGTCTAACATTTAACCTTCCTATTTACTTTTCTAAGTCTATCAACTTTCCAAGCGCTTTGCAAATTACCGTTGAGAGTGTCATTACGAATGCGGCACCAATGCAGTTAATGAGGTGAGCGTCGTATGCCTTCATCTTGCCCGTGAACTGGTTTTCTGTATAGAAGGAGGCTATGTCAATGGCGAGCCAAAGTGCTGTTCCAATGACGATTGAAATGATTGCGCAAACGATAATGGTTTTGGCGGCGATAGCGATAACTGCTTTTGATGTCATGTGCTAGAAGGTACCAGAATTTTTGGAATCTGACAAGGTGTCAGAAACGCTTAATGGTTTTGTAATTGACCCCGATTGTTCCGTACTTTTGTCCCAAACTTCCTGCTGGGAATTCACTGAGTGTTTCTGTAGTGAGGCGAGTACGTCCTGCAAGTCCTTCACGGATGTTTCGTATCTCTTGCGAGAGAAGCGCGGCTTTTTGTCGCTCTTTAAGGAGTTCTCGCTGAAGGAGATGATTATTGTCCATTTCCATAGTTTAACTCCTAATTCTTTTTCATCTTGGAAATAGCAAATGCCTACCTCAATAGTATTGATAGAAGAATCAAGGTAGACCCGCATTGTTTATGCCTTAGAGTCGTTGGTGTCGGGGTACGGACGCCAATGCGGCGGGAATGTAGAGGTCGGTATTTCACGAAGGGAAATGGCAATATTGTGAACTACCCGCGATTCAAGTGGTAGCCGCTTGTCAAGATTGAGAGCCCAAGGCTCACCGTAAAGTTTTTCAGAATAATGAGTCATCAGGATTGGTAGCACGCGCCTTAGGAGAGAGCGCTGACGCGCCTCGGTCTCTGCTAGATGTTTCATTGCCGTCTGAATTTCGCCAACTGAAAAATGATGTGGGTGATTCGCGATTTCAATAATTTCCCTATCGCGCTGTTCTGTTTCATGGCGTAGTGCGCGCTCCATCGCACCTCTCATCGCATCAAAGTCCATCAGTTATCGTCCACGATGGATACAAGTAGCGCGAAAAGGTCTGGATTGCTTGATGCAAGATTTGCTATTTCTTCGGGGTGGTGCGCAATAAATGTCCGCAATGCGACAAGTGAATGACTAGAACTGTGAGGTTTGCTTGCATAACTCACGCTCACGTTAGGGATAGATGAATCAACGATGACATTGGTTAAATATCCGTGCGCTTCGGTGCCTTCATAGTCTCCGGGGCGACGCAAAAAATTACACATCACGAACCCTTTTCCTTAGCGTTCACCTCATCACAGATTTGCTTCCAGATATCGGGCATGTTCTTGCGTAGCCAGACCGCTGCTTGTGTGTTGCGCTTTGCTTGCAAATGCGTGTATTTGCGGGTCTTTGCGCGCCCACTGTCAGTTTTGCGATACTTCTGCATGTATTCGCGTGCTGCTTTTCTGCATTCCTCGCAACGACACTTGCTATTCGTGTAGCAAGCGTATGTTCCATGTTTGAGTTCGTTTGTCATATGTTCTCCGTATGTTATGTCTATCAGTATTGAGCGATACGCCCGAGACGTTGAATTTCTGCTTCAAGTTCGCCGACTTGTCTTTCATAGTCTTGTAGCGCTTGATGTGCTTCCCCTAACAGACGCATTACGCTGACAATGCTACGAACAGAATCGTATTTCCACCAGTGTTCATATTCTTTAGTTATGTTTGTTAGCAACTCTGGGTTTACGTGTGGCATCACTAACGTCTCTGTTCCTCTTATCAATTCCAATTCCTTTGGCACTTTAGTATGTTTTTGCATTGCCACTTATTGCGACCGAGAAGGTACCGATAGACCAATGGTCTAAACCTCCTACGGTTGCAGAAGTGACATTGAATGAATAAAGGGGGCATCAGTCCTCCTCAGTAGCCTCATACTATAACATGTATGTTAGATGAGCGCAACACGGCAGGGCGGGAATTATCTCCCTGCCCATTGCTCAATTGTGAGCCTGTGCCAACTGACAACGTCGTCCATTGACTTTTTACCCCACGTGTACCCACCCGCAAGAGCAAATACTGCAGGTGTGCGCCCAATGAACGAACTTACTGCCGCTTCACGCCAGATGATGTCGTCAATATCTACGCCACTGTTGAGAGGGTCCATGCCCGCGTTATAGATAATGACGTCAAATGGGTCAAGAGTCAATGCGTAGTTAAGTGCACGGTCAATCTGTTCGCGATAATCACGGGCAGACGCCTCAAGGATTGCGCTTTCCCCGTTTGGTTCATAAGTATCAAATAGGGAACAAACAACGTCAATCTGTGTCACTGATGGCATTTTGGATTTAATGATGTCCCATGTACCTCCACCGCCATGGGCGTCAAAGTCAAGAACAAGTACACGATTAGCCTCCATATCAAGTGCATGGCGAGCCGCTACTGCAAGACCATTAATAGTGCAGAAACCGCCACCCATCCCGCGACGCGCATGATGCAATCCCGAGGAAAGACTTCCCGTTCGGGTATTTTCCTCCAACGCGTAGGTCATTGCACCGACGAGACCAGAACTGTGGGCTACTGCCATAGTCCAAATGCCTTCGTCCCAGTCAAATCCCTGAGATTCTGCGAGGTTTACTGGTTCCCCAGATTTGAGGGCATTTACGTAGTCCTCCGTGTGGATTCTCTCAATTAGGTTTTTGGTGGTATCTACGAACAGGTATGGGTCGTAAGTTTCAATATTTTCAATTGGGTCGTTGAGGAGAGACTTCATAATGTGCTGAGATTTGCGGGTTGTGTCAAATGCATAACGCGACGCGACATAATCGTCATTGTAAAAAAGTTTCATATTTTCTTTCTCCGTCAGAACGAGCGACGGTGCGTGTAAAGGATGTGTAGAAGGTCAAGTCCAAACATGCGTTCAAGATGTTTGACAATTAGGGTGTTGGGAATAAACAGACGGAGTCCGTCACGGGTGTATGACCCCGAGTCGGGTGGCTGAGAGTCGCGTAGCGTAATGAACGCGTCCTCGGGCTCTACTCCACGGGCAATTGCAATACCCCATGCTGTTGACGTTGAGCGAGACATTCCCGCATGGCAGTGGACGAGAAGGTCGTCTTTGTCTACCCCCCAGTCAACCATGCGCTTGACTTGGTCGTAGGTTGGGGCATTCCGTCCTACTGTCGTATCGTTGAACTCAACGACTAGATGACTTGGGTGGTTCCACTGAACCTCGGTCGCGGATGGACCTGCTGTAATAATGGAGGAAAACTCGGTTGCCCAGTCTTCTGCCTCTCGTATGTTTCCAATAATTGGTAACGTGACGTCTGTCACAATGTCTTCCATATAGCCTCCTTGGCTGTCTAGTAACTATGTATATAACACTTTACATTGTTTTCCGCAGGGATGCAACCCCGAAGGTCGGATTTTATTCGTTTAGCCAAATAAGTGCCAAACAGACCAAAATCATCACTGCAACGATGGCAACCATACACTGAAAACTACCATGTTGCAAACTCCCCCACCGAAGGGTAGTGTTTCTGGCTGTCAGGAATATTCTCCGCAAAGGTTGACAACTCAATACGGAGAGGGTAGTGTTCATGACAAGCCATACGGCGACTATCAATTAAACAAACAACATAAGGACAACAATGACAACGGCATATGAAACACTCAAGCAGAAGATGCACACTCGTCGGGGGCGCGCACCACTCCCTCCCGAGGAGAAGGCTCGTCGCGCAAAGCAGCAGAAGGCGGAAAACCGTCGTCGTGCAGAGGCGCGTCGTCGTGCATACCTCGTACTTCAGCATCGCTACGAGGACGAGTTCAAGGTTCTCTTTGAGGACGAGTACACGGCTCTTGAAAACGACAAGCGTTTCGCAGTCAGCAACTGACCAAACGCAGTCTGATGGAACTGGCACCCTTCGGGGTGCCTTTTTCATTTTCTAGCCGAGGTTCAGCAAAGTGGCGTTTATTCTTGGAGTATGAACTTTGGAGCACGACCACAAAAAGAAGTCATTTTTGGTGACATCACCATCACTCATGCTGACCGTTCTCCATGCATCATCTGTGGACACCCAACTGGAGACTGCGCTGGCGGTGCCGATAAGCCCGACCATATCTCTGGTATTGGAGCATTCAAGTCAGTGGACGAGAAGTTGACATTCCTTGTTGAAGAAGACATCTGGGAGGAGCGACAGATAAACCCTTATCATCGGCAGAAAATTCTTGTTGCTCGTAAAGGTCGTTACATCAGTCATGCTAAAGCAGAAGAATTAGGTCTTCTCTAAACAGTTTCAGTATCACGAGTTGGTGTAACCTAGTAACTCACTGAACATCCGAAACTGAAACGGGGGGCGTCGTGCCTATTCTTGACCAATCTTTTGTTGACTCCTATAAGACAAAGACGCCACCGTGGGGCTTTGGTGGTCTTGGAGAAATCGTTTACCTCCGCACCTACAGCCGACCCGTAGAGGGAGCCGACCGCACAGAAACATGGGAAGAGACTGTTCAGCGCGTCATTGAGGGTGCTGTTGAAATTGGCGTTCCTTACACCAAGGAGCAAGCAGAAACGCTGTTTGACCATATGTACAACCTTCGCTGCTCAATGTCAGGTCGCGCGCTATGGCAACTCGGCACCCCTCTCGTGCAGCGCTTCAATGGCACATCGCTGAACAACTGCTACTTCACCAACATTGAGAAAGTTGAAGACTTTGAACTTCTCTTTGACTACCTCATGCTGGGTGGAGGCGTTGGCTTCTCTGTAGAGCGGTCAAAGATTCACGACCTGCCAAAAGTGAAGGGTGGTGTCAAAATCACCCATGAGCGTACGAATGATGCAGACATCATTGTTCCAGATTCTCGTCAAGGTTGGCGTCGTCTGCTGCACAGCGTTCTCAAGTCATACTTTGAGACTGGCAAGTCGTTCTCATACTCCACGATTCTGATTCGTGAATTTGGTGCCCGTCTCAAGACATTCGGAGGGACAGCGTCTGGTCCCGGCGCGCTAATTGACGGCATTGCTGACATCTGTGCAGTCATGGATAACCGCGCAGGCAAGAAGTTGCGCTCTATTGACGTACTTGATATCTGCAACATCATTGGACGTATTGTTGTATCTGGTTCATCACGACGCTCGGCACAAATTGCAATCGGCGACCCCGATGATGTTCTGTTCCTGCGTGCAAAAAACTGGGGAACAGGAGATGTTCCTGCGTGGCGCGCCAACTCAAATAACAGCATTTATGCTGACTATTACGACCATATCCTTCCCGAACTGTGGAAGGGTTACTCAGGAAATGGCGAACCGTACGGTCTCTTGAACCGTCGTCTTGCGCGGAAGTACGGACGTATTGGCGAGGTTCGTCCAGATAACTCAATTGACGGCTTCAACCCATGTGCAGAAATTGCACTCGCTGACGGCGAGTCATGCAATCTTGCAACTCTCTTCTTGCCAAACATTGAGTCATACGAGCAATTTAAGGAAATTTCACATCTTCTGTACATGTGCCAGAAGCAAATCACGCGCATGGACTACCCATATGAAAAGACCACCGCGATTGTCCGTAAGAATTCGCGCCTTGGTCAATCAATTACGGGAATCCTTCAGGCAACAGAAGAACAGTTGTCATGGCTAAGCAAGGGCTATGAATTCCTTGACGCTCTAGACAAGGAATACTCCGCAAAGAACGGACTTCCAGAATCAGTGCGCCTCACTACTGTTCAGCCATCGGGAACACTCTCCCTTCTCCCCGGCATTACGCCAGGTGTCCACCCTGCATTTGCCCGTTACTACGTGCGTCGTGTTCGCTTCAATGCTGCTGACAAACTTGTTGAAGCATGCCGCAAGCGTGGCTACAAGGTCGTATGGGAAATCGGTCTTGATGGTCGCGAAGACCATACGAAGTATGTCGTTGAATTTCCATGCAAGTCACCAGATAACGCTGTGCTTGCAAATGAAATGACCGCAGTCTCCCAACTTGAATGGGTGAAGAAGATGCAAGCCGAGTGGGCAGATAATGCTGTGTCGGTTACGGTCTATTATCGCAAGGAAGAACTTGAAGAAATCAAGTCATGGCTTGCCGAGA